TATGTACATGCATCCACGACTTTAACATTGTTAGTGTTATATCAGGTGTATTATAAGAGCATGTAATTAATGTTAAATCATCCATTTGGACTTTATATCTTTGAGACTCTTAATAACACCTTCTTTGTTAGTATGTGGACACATATTAGGATAAAAGCCGTGTATATTACGGTATACTTCTCTACCTACATTTATATTTTTAATCCATTCCTCTTTATTAGTAGATGTCGTACTCCTATCAATAGAGTCTGACGGTATACTCAAATATCTCACACTATCGTGTATATCTGCAAACCACCAAAACGGTGGGTGTCCGTTAGCTTTTATAATTCTAAATGTATGGTCAACATGTTCCCATGCATTATGAAATTTTTCGTCGTGTACCCCCACACTTTGCAATATTTCTTTTGTAAAAAAGCTGAATACACCAGCTACATGTTCATATAAATCAATCTTGACATTATTTTTATATTCAATAGTAATTTTTGGATTAGGTTTAGATTCATTATCTAACAAATGTCTGTTATGTAGATCGTAATTACTAATAGTTTGGCGTCTATTAAACGGTGTACCGGGTCCAAAATTAAAGTGTTGTATGCCTGTCTCCTTACTTGCTTGTATATATCGATCAAAAATTAACTTATCAAGTATGATTGTATCATCTTCAATAATAAAGATATAATCACATCCTTTATCTAAAAGATGTTGCATAGCTTTATTTTTTGATTTACCAACACCTAAATTAGTATCATTTCTGATATAAGTACACGGGTAGGTAAAATTAGGACCAGATATATTTTTACCATCGTTAATAATAACAAGTTCATCAAAAGTACATATCTTGATACTGTTCAGTAAATTATGTAAATATGTAGGTCTATCACATGTAATGATACCAACACCAATCTTTTGTTTCATATATTCTATATTAGTTATTCCTTAAATTTTAAAATCAACTCTAGAATTTTTATTTCCTAAGCTATATTTTTCAAAAAGAGCTTTTTCTGCCTGTTCTTGTTCAAGAGCTGCTTTCTGCTGACTTACTAATGCTTCAAGCTCGTCGAGTTTGGAGGGATTGAAGATAGAATGTTCATCTCCAAAGATTTCACCGCTTGTATCAATATAATCAGATATTGTATCAATTCGTTGCTGTGGAGACGTAGGTAAAACAATTATACCAGGTGAATCGTCTTTTGGAAAAAATATATCAGCATCGTAGTTTTGTTCGTATTGATCCTTTAATGCGAAGAAAATATTGTCAATTTCCTTAATATAATTAACATCTGTATCACGTGTTCCATCGTGTTCTATCTTAATAGAGTCATCATACTTAAGAAGGAAAATAATATCTAAATGTCTCATAGATTCCTTTGTAAGAGTAATACATTTCTCTACAAATTCTTTATCGAAACCATCTGACCCTTTTTCATGAGCCCAGAGTGTATACACAAGATTATCGAGAGGGCATCTATCAAAAATTACTTTAGATGTTTTATCATAGGATTGAAGTTGATCGATCATATGATTTAAAATTGCCCATTGAGTATCTGAAGTTGTAGCAGATGAATGAACTAGGTCTTTTTCTTTAATAATGTCTCTATAGGTTTTTTCAGGTGTGGAGTATTGATTCCACACTGCTAAGAAGTTCTTAATGAGGGTTGTTTTACCAGTGTTTGCTGTTCCGCTAAATGCAATGCGCATATAAATATATAATCCGTGTTAAAAGTTTTTCAAGAAGGAAGCCCACTCATCCTTATAAAGATCTAAAGACATTCCATTATTTGGCTTACAAGGTCTATATCTTAATTTTAATCCTACTTGCTCTGGTGTAAAAGAAGCCTTTTTAGAGTTAAGAAGTCTATCGCAGCATACCATGTTTTCCCATGTATCCTTACCACCTCTACTCTTAGGTATAATATGATCTACACTAATATTATCTTTAGATAACTTGACACCTGTATATACACACGTATAATTATCACGTTTAAGAATATTTTGTTTAGTAGGAAATTGTATTTTGTTATGTATAACCTTATCAAATCGAGAACATATAACAACCGATGGTATACGAATAGGTCCTCTCGCTGTTTGAATATATTCATCAAACGGTCTGATGGGTAACTTTAACCATTCTTTAATATTAGGTACAGGTACAAAATACTCAATATTTTCTAAATTAACAGTATTTTCATCTGTCATTTCATAGCTAATATCTAAAGGTACAACAGATCCGGAAAATATATTACCAAATGTTTTTTCAATACCTTCAACTGCTAACGGAAAATAAAACTTATTAAGTATAAGAACTTTATATAATTTCATTAAACAGATAACGCTTTATCCCACACCAGTAGATGAAGTCTTGGACTAAAGTTAACACGTAATGCTTTAGCATATTCAACAACAGCCGGTGCTCTTTCGATATGTTCGTTACGTGAACCACAGCACGGCATAAACCAAATACGCTTTAGAGGTACATTAATTTCATTACTATCTAAAACATATTTACGCCAGATTTCATCTATATCTTCTGAGCATGTAATGACAAATTTAAATCCTGAACCATTCTTCTTATGCCATTTTAGAACTTCAGGTTTATATGTTTTTTCTTCCGGATCGCCGTTTGTGGTTAGCTTAGGAGAGGTAGTAAACGTAGCTTTAAATTCTGTTACCCATCTTGGATCAGGCATAATAGTTGCATTCGTTTCAAAATCTATTTGCGGTAAAAACTCATATTTTAACACAAAAGCTTCGATAAACTTAATAAGCTGCTTACCGGATACAAGAGGTTCGCCGCCTGTAAGCTTAAAAATTGCACCATCTTTAAGATGACTAATATGATTACCTGTTTCAAGTAGTTTAAAAATTTCGTTAAAAGTCATTTTATTTTTGACTGACCAAGAGATATAAGAGTCACAACCGTTAGGTGAATCCTCTGAAATAAATGCCGCGCAAGTTAAATTACAGCTAGCAAGTCTCATGAAAACTGAAGGTTTTCCAACAAATTCACCTTCACCTTCAATCGTAAAAAATACAAAATCATTCGACAAAAACATCGTTTCTTTATCACAATCGATACTCATAATTAAATTAATTATAAAATAAGACATATCTTAATCAAGCATTTTGATTAAATATTTTTAACATGACCCGTAAAGTGGCGCGTAAGCGCAAGTCTGCTGGTTTGGAGGAAGTTTCAGAATTTGAAGCTTCTTTTCAAAAAAACTGGATACTTGATTTTAAAATCAAGAAACCTTTCCACTTCAACGCTAACCATCAACAATTTTTTAATTGTATAAAAGATGATAGCACTAATATGGCTTTTGTTGCTGGCCCGGCAGGTTCAGCTAAGTCTTATATTGCCATACTAGCAGGTCTCGAGCTGCTTAAGGAGAAGAAAATAACAAGTATTATATACATAAGATCAGTTATTGAATCGGCATCACGTAGCATTGGGGCTCTACCGGGAGAGATAGATGATAAGTTCTCTCCATACGCAATGCCTCTTATCGAAAAGATAACAGAAATTACAGATACAAGTACATGTAATTCTCTTAAAACGAATAATATTATTCAAGCTATACCAGTTAACTTTGTAAGAGGACTCACATTTAACGATTCACTTGTTATAGTAGATGAAGCTCAAAATTTACAGAAGTCAGAGCTTGTAACTATACTTACACGATTTGGTAAAAATACAAAGTATGTTATTTGCGGTGATTTAAATCAAAGTGATATTGGTAAACTATCTGGATTTAAAGAGGTATATGATCGCTTTGATACTAGCGAATGCGTGGATCATAAAATCCACGCATTCGAATTTGGCGAATCTGAAATCGTTAGAAGTAAGATTCTTAAGTTTATTGTTAAGATACTAGAAGCTAAGCAGCATTAAGCTCCCCACGAAGTACCAGCAAACGGATTACCCATTCCATTCGATACCTGACCGTTACCTACACGGGCACCTCGATCTACTTGTTGAGGTGCTTGTTGAATGCTAATAGGTTCTGTATGTGTAAACTCTGATGTGGATACTGACGGTTGAATTTCTGCCTCTGTATTAAAACTATAAGTTGTAACGGTAGGTAAATCAGCAGCTATTTCCTTCACATCATTAATAGAATATGTCGCAGAATTTTCTTCATGTTCAAATACTTCAACTTTATCTACCCAGCATCTATTTTTTGTCAACTCACGAACATGTCTATCAGCTATATTAAATACATTCTCAGCTGCACGCTCAATACCTACACCTTTTTCCATAATATATAGTTGAATAATACCTTTATCATGTAAACGTTTAAAAGTTTCTAATTCTGGATCATCAGCAGCAACAGTAGTAGTATGATCATAAATACTTTTTAGTTCTGCTTTAAGCTCTTTTAAACTTCCAAAATCTACACACCAGTTTTTATCATCGAGAGATGAACCACTAAACCATATCTTAGCTTTAAGCTGATAACCGTGTAGAAAACGACAATGTGAATGTGAAGCGCGCCATTGTCTGAACGCACAGGAGCCAAGCTCGATTACTTTTGTTGACTGAAAAACAGGTTTCATATCAACATTATAAATACAATTATAATCTTTTCAACTGTTCAATTAAGACTTTTTGTGTAACCTTGGTATTTTCAACTAATGCACGTGATTGTAAAGCAGTCTTTACATCTTGTATTTCTGTGTCTGAAAGTGGGTCAGTTGCATTTGTTTTGTTAGTAATATCCAATATAGCTCCGTCCATATCTACTGCGCTTGGGGATAATTTACTCGCATACTGACGTTCATTAATTCCTAAATCACGCGTTATAATAGTTGAGAGTATAGCTACCGTGATTCTACCTCTTTGCTTATATAACCTAATAATATCATCAAATTTAGGCTTTGATTGAACTTTACCCTTTTCTCCTTGAATCGGGTTACCTTTATTATCTCTTACATCCATTGCTAAGGTGTTATCTTTTCCACCTCTTGTAACATAAGCGTAATATGTGGTAGGTGGTACTGTACCACCTGCAGGTTTAAACCTTTCTGCGTCGAATTCTACAATTGTTCTATTGCTTTTTGATGGATCCTTAGTTTCTTTGTTAATTTTTATTGTTTTAGTATTAAAAACTCTTGAATAATTTGACTGTAGTTCTGCCTTCACAAATAATTTAGGTTGATTACCGGTAAAGGCTCTACCTATTTGCTTAAATGGTTCGGCGATTCGTCCCAACGGTCTAGTTATTTCAGGCGCTAGTGTTGTTGCCGCTGTTTTAGCAGCTGCGGCAACACCTCTTACTATATCGCCGAATGACTCTTTTATAATTTCCTTTTGAGAAAGCTTTCGCATATTTATATTTATAGTTGATAAACAGATTATGAGGTATTATAATTATTTTATGGAAGATTTTGATAATTCAGAAATCGGTGAACCGATTAAACTACCTTACGCTAATGGAAATGCTCCGCGTACAGAAAAAGAAAAACAAGCTATTATTAGACGTGCTGCAAAAGCTTATGAGAAGTATATGGATGCTCTTGGCTTTGATTGGAGAAATGATCCTAATTCTGATAATACACCAATGAGAGTTGCAAAAGCTTTTGTTAATGATATTGCTACGGGTTGTTATGATAGTCAGCCTAATGTAACTGCATTTCCAAATGATGGTTATGATGGTATTGTTGCTCAGTGTAATATTCCTGTTAAATCCCTCTGTTCACATCACCACCTTGCCTTTACTGGTGTAGCTCATCTTGCTTATATTCCAAGTCTTGACGGTAAGGTTATCGGTCTCAGTAAGCTTAACCGTATCGTAGAATTTTATGCTCGTAGGCCTCAGATTCAAGAAATGCTCACGAAGCAGATTGCTGATGCAGTTAATACAGCTTGTGAAGGTAATCTTGGTGTAGCGGTTGTTCTCAAAGCTCAACATACATGCGCCTGTAATCGCGGCGTAAGACATGATGGTTGCTATATGATTACATCAAAGCTTACAGGTGATTTCTTGTCTGATGAAAAGACTCGAACAGAACTATATAAGTTTATTGATATGGCTTCAGGTAAGTAAAGGAACTTACATATTATAAGTTATGAATATATTCGTAACTAACGATGATCCCGTGTTAGCAGCACGGGATCTTTGTGATCAGCATGTCAGATCTAAAATGCAAATTGAAGGAGCTATTATGTTAGCACATGCTTTTCCACAAGAGCTCTTAGATCACCCTTCTACACCGAGAACACAATCTGGTAAACCTAGAAAAGCTGGTAAAGGTTATGCTAAGCATCAGTGCTCTATTTGGGCTAGAGAAACAAAGGCTAATTTTGAATGGTTAACATATCATACGCTTGAAATGTTTACAGAGCGTATGTATCGCTGGCCTAACTCAAAAGAACATTTTACAAAAACCTTTATTGAGTGGTGTAGTAATAATACTCACAATATTATTACTTCGCGAACCGAGCTTACACCGTATGCAGTTGCAATTAATGTGGATTGTAACTGTCGAAAGCTATCAGATTTCAATCAATTAAGTGTGATTGAACAGTATCGTGCTTATATTTTACACGATAAAGAATTTGCTACATGGACAGTTAGACAATCACCTAGTTGGTATCATACTGAACATCAATCTGATCACTTGCAATATGATTAGAATTTACATCAATTAAAGCATCTAACTGTTTGATAAAGGATTTACCGACGAGAATTTTATATTCATTTTCTGATCGGTTACCAACACTAAAAGGTACATCGTCAAACTCTGTTCCTGCAAACTTAATTCTAAATTTAACAACAGGACGCTCTTCAACATGACCAGCACCTACGTTAATGCTTATTGTATCAACGATATCCTTTATTAAACGCTTTCCGTTAATAGTCGTAAAGGAAACTTTTGAACCTTGTATTGTAAGGTCTTCACCGTGTATCACGTTATAAGCGCCATTACCAGAGTCAATTTTAACTTTGACTCTACCTACACCAGCTATACCCATCTCCTCGATGAGGCCTATAACTGTTTTTTCAAAGAATTTCTTAAAAGTAATCATTGGCATTCGTCACATCCTCCACATGTACAGCCTTTTTCAGCATACTCGCAGCTGCAGCTATCTTCATAACCTGCGTTATATCTATCTGAACCCACATCTTCTGATTCTTCATACTCTAGATAGTGATATACATCTGAAATATAACTACTAGCTTTTGTTATTTTAGAAGCAACCCAGCCCTCGATGGAGGTCATTTGTGAAACAAGTTCTTGCAATTTTTGAGAATACTCAGATAGCCTATGTAGCTCAGCAGCTGCCATACCTGCGACGCTATCATCATCACATTCATGATCACCGTGGTGCTCATGTTCATCTGCAACTTCTACACCAGGCATATCCATAGTAACCATAACAGTCTTACCCAACATACTAGGTGCACCAATCTCACCACCGCCCACTTGTCCATAAGCCTCCGAAAGTAAATTTTGATCACTACGCTTTATCATAACAATATTTATGCTACCCCTAAAAGACTCTTAATTCTTTCTTTATCAGTCTGTGTAATATCTGCAGGTGTAAAATAATCTATAGCAGCAGGATCTTTAGATTCAATCATTTTACGTGCTGTGGTACCGTCAATGCCCCCAGCTTGCATATTAATACTCTTAATAACTACATTGGGGTAGCTTTCAGGGTTCTTAATAAAAGAATTAAATCTTGAATCCGTTTCTTTAGAACCTGCACCTACTATAATAGTAGCGTTGGGAAACTCTCGTGTAAGATCATAAGTAGATTGTACAGGAGATACTAAACTCCTATTTATTTCTACAGGTTTAGAGAGATAAGGGCTATATATAGACCATATCAAATACGATATATCCTGATCAATATTACCACGTTTATTTTTACCTATAAATATTACACCTCTATCCGCAGTTTCTAATAATTCCTGTAATGCTAAAAAGTGTCCTTTAGTTGGAGGTTTAAATCCTCCAGGAAAAACTGCTATAGTTTCTGAATTTTCCCGGTTTTCAAAAAATTGTTTAAAGTTGATCATATTCTACCTTTGTTTTTGTGAAATGTTGGTGATATTACTTTGAAAATAAACGGTTTATTGTCAACACCTTTAAGCTTAATTACTAAACCTTCATACTCACCAAGCTTACCTGCCAATTTATTAAGTTCATTAAGAATTTTTAAGTGCATTCTCTTTTGTAGAGGTAGCAATACTCTTACTATATGTTGTCTTAAAGTTTTCTTTTCTTGTTGATCTTCACGTTTTCTTGAAGGGTTGTTTAGGATTTCTAAATAGTTGGGATTTTGAGATATAAAATTATTTATTTCTGTCTGTGCGAGGTGCATTTCTGTAGATAAATTAATTGGACTGAATACATCTATATCTAGAGGAAGGAACTTTACGTCTTTTGTAGATAGGTCGACTAAACTTTTTGTTATATCATATTTGATGTCATCAGGAAGATCAGCACCGTTATAGTCTGTAATATTAATTATAGGGAATGTGGACCAAACACCTAATTTATCTCTTTCGTAATTAGTAGCTACGAAATATACGACGTTAGGATTATCTTCACGTGTAAGAGCAAACGGAGAATAAAGCCATTCTGCCTGTACTCTTATACCGTCTAAATTTAAATCCTTTTTATATCTACCTAACGTCTTTGTTACAATATTTTTTATTTTATTAAAGTTACTTTCAAACGCATCTTGCGTAGGAGGATGTTTAATTTTACCTGTAAAGTCACCATCTGTCACTGGTCCAGAATAACTACCTTGTAAGAAGAATTTATTTTCTGGAGTGATACCAAACTTTACACTCAGTCCGTCTGCTTTCTCTGAAACACTTGAATTACCTGGTTGAATTATACCTTGTGTATCGTCTAGCACATCAATAAAGTTAACAAAATTTTCAAAACTCATTGAGTATTGATCTGATTTATACTCTGAGTATAAGTGTTGAACGCCTACACGTGTACCTTCAGCCGTTGTACTTTCAGTTAGTTTTTGCTGAGGTAGGAATATAGCTATATCTAAATTATCTCTTAATATAGTTGCTCTTGCATCAGCCAGTATACCTAAAACAATATTAGTATCATTATATTTTTTATATAAAAATGATATAATATTGGGAATTGTTTTAAGGTTGCGTTCTTTAGCATTTTTATCACCGAGTAGAATTTGAGCCACTCTATTAGAATCAACTCCTTCAACTACAGCTCCTGTTATTCTATCTGTAATACCCTTAATACCGCTCCACTTACAGTTAATATTTTTAGCAAGATTTGATAACATTATTGCTCTATGCATACCTTTAAAGGGGGATACCTCATCATTAGCTAAAACAAATTGAGCAAATTTTACATCAGGTACAAACATAAAGTCTGTCTGTACAAACTCTTCATCGCGGCCGATAATGGGCGCTCTAAAATGAACGCTTATACCTGAACGGGAGATATACTCTTTTGGATTTAAGCTGCGTTCTTCGCACCAATTTTTTAATATAGATGTTAATTCATCTTTTGTATATTTTTTATTATTAATAGCTATATCTAAATCTCCTGACGACTCCCTTTTGCCTGTACTACCTAACAAACACCTATTAAGATTAATACCAACAATATTTGAGAGCATATCAATAGTCGGTTTAATATTGGCTAATTGAATACGTGAGGTGGGTAATTGCTTAAACACTTTTCCTCCCTCTACAATGACATGGTAATAATGTTTAAAATCTATCATAATAAGTTTTCTATATCTGCTCGCGAACTTTTTATAGCCGCTATGTTAGCTTTATTTAATTTAATATCCTGTGTATTGCTAGAGACCTTACCTATGGGTGTAATCATAGATCTTAAATCCTTAATTCCATGATTACCACCTCGTGAGCCGCTATAGCGTGCATATAATACAGGCTCATACGGACCGATCGGTAGATCACCATTATATACGATGTGACTAGCTGTTAGCTTATATTCATCACCATCCGGTACTATCTCGACTCTACCCTGTAAGAGAACATTTACATTGTTATTACCGTATTCCTTACCATAATCCATACCGAAGACGGATAATTTTTTTAATTCACCATCTTCTATTTTTAAATAATTAGAAGACCCAGGTGACATACGATCTGGATACTTCTGTTTTAGCATTTGTACAAAGTTCTTTACTTCAGGGTGCTCGCAAATCTCTTTGCCCGATGTACAAGTTGTACCACCATATTGTTGATGATGTCTAGCTTTTGTACCTGCTTTATGAGATATAAACAATACGTTTTTACCTTTAAAAGTAAAATTAAAATCACTTTTTGGTGTTCCAGGAGTAGACTTTACTCCGTCAACTTTTTGATGATATCCATTTATATTAATAGTAATATAATCTACATCATTTTCAATAAGCAAAGCTTTTATTTGATCTTTTAGATCCTCTAGAACAATATCCTCATCTACCGTACCAAAGCCCTTGCCCTTACCTAGAACAACAGAATATTCATTTCCGTTAATATCCTGCACTATATATGTGCGCAGTTGACCGGATGTAGAGCCTTCTTCACCAGGTAGAGCTACTTTAATAACTTCTAGTTCAGCTTGCTGTAGTGTCTCAGGAAATTTTTTCGGATCGTATTCGCCTATAGGCTGTATACGTACATCCTTACCACATGTACCCGGTGATAGGTGTATATCTTTGGAGGATATTATTGTTGCAAGTTCCTTTTTACTGTATTTCTTAGTACTATCATCTGCCTCTTTTAGAACACGTACAATAAACCTATCCGGTCCAATAAGACCGATAGTAGATACCCTGTTGCTATAGATATTTGATAGTTGCTTATTATGCATATATTAAAATAGTGATTCTTCACCGTTATCTCCTAAAACATCTTCTAGATCTTTATTTGAAGATTGGCTTAACAGATCTTTAATTACAGTAACGATCTTTTCAGGATCTACATCAGCAAATTCACTGACAGCAGGTTTTAATATCATGGATTCTTCTTCTGTAGGTACGTGTCCTAATGCTTTAACTATTAGTTCCTTATAAAGTGAATCAAATATCTCAATTAAGTTTAAATTATTTATACTTGGCTCGTTTACATCTACCTTAACGGTAGCATTCTTTGGCTGTATATCTACTGTTTGAGGTTCTGTAGCATCTGCAGGCTGTTCTATTAAGAATATATACTTATTAATAGCATTTAACGTCTTAGATTCTGTTATTTTTAATCCAGACATTAAACCTATTAGCTTGATAATTCTCTCGAGTAACTCAGGTACTGGAATATTAACAGTGTTTTTTATACTGTTAATTTCTGTATTAATATACTCTCGCTTTGACCCTGAGAACTTCTCTGGATTGAATAAAAATGCATTTGTGAGAATTTTAATTACAAATTTTTCATTCGAGCTAATCGGCTTAACAGTCGGTTCCGATGGAGCTTGTACTTCAGGTTCCGGTTCAGTTGATACAGCTGTAGGATCCATAGGATCTACCTCTTGTTCATTAAGTATTCTATAGTATTTTTTAAATAGTGTATCGACTTTATTCATTAATATGCCTTTGGTTGTATGTTAGAGGATTGCTTAGCAATCCTCGAAGCGGTTGCTAGTTGTTTAGTCAAGTCCTTATATACACCGACAGCTCCTCTTACTGTCTTAATGCGATCTGTTTGAGCTGGTAATGCTATCGGATCTTTTTTAGCTGCTAGCATATCTACATTTCTATCAACAGTGTTAGCTGCAGCTAAAGCAGGATCCTCAGCATCTTCCGATTTAATATCACTAGTATATACACTTTTTACCTCTAAAACTATATGATTGTTGCCAATTTTAATTTTAAGTTCCTTTGGTCTATGAAGTGATTCTACTTCTATCTGACTAACAGTGTTAAGTAGTTCTACTAATTTATCAACCATATTACTCTTAATACTAGCCTGCTCAGAGGGTAAGTTATTTTCTACAATACTCAAAAACTTGGACATATGTATATTTATCTAACAACAAGTAATTTGTTGGATGATTGCTTGAAGTACACATCATAAAGATAGACTAAATCGTATGATTTAAGAAACTTAAATAGTGATTTAAAAGAAAATCTCGTAACATCAAAGTTTTTACTATAAAATAACTGTGTTTCGAGCTCTACCACCGTCTCAGCAACATTATTATGTATCTCATCAAGGAAAAAATCAACTGTCGTGTCATTAGTTATAAATTGAAAAGGCAATTTTTTTAAAGACTTAAAGATTAATGCAAGTAAAACATCGCTTTCATCTTGTGGTATCATAAAAGTATTGCGATTAACATAAATTGCAATAGACTCGCAACCAGATAACGTTTTGATTTTATCACATAAAGTAACAATTAAGGCGTTAATGAATATCTTTTGTGTATCCTTATATTTAAAGTCGTTACGTATATTATATAAATCAATATCAGCATTATACTTATGAAAGGTGTGTTGTAAAATATAATCAAAGTTTAACAACTTAATGTTATAACGTGGAATTTTGCAATCTATAATCATTTCCGTTTTTTGGTCTGCTAATTCGCAAGTTAATAATTCCGTTGTAATAGTCATCTCTAAACAAAACCTCCTCTTCAAATTGAAGTTTAGCCTCAAAGTATGATAATTCAAATTTTGATTTACAGAAGCGTAAAATCTCAAATTTAAAATTGTCTTTTCCGTATGTAATCATATCTTCATTAAGCTCTCGTGATGAAGATGTGTATGTTTTCCAATCTGTCTCACGTTCTTCGTGTCTTTTATTACGTTTACCTTTTAATGGCTTACGTTTAAAAATAGTCTTACATTGCTTTTTACCAATATACGACTTTAAGTTAGTAAGGCATGTAATTTTATATATAAAACCATACGGTATATTATCGTCTGTTGTATTTACAAGGGTGATCCAGTGACCTAAGTCCATTATTTTTTACTCTTACGTTTCGTCTTACGCTTAATTTTGCGTTTACGTTGTAAAATACCCGATCTTGTTCGTATATACTTGTCAGGTGTAGCTATTCTAGCGTCGCCTGGAGCATAAAAATCTGAACTAGTTGGACTATCAGGACTAAATCCTCCGGCACTCCCACCCATAGCTCCTCCAGCTGTCATATCTTCAACATATATTTTAAAATATTCTTTGAAAGTTACAGTTGATTTCATGGTTAAATATATTTATAATGATTATGTGGAATTGATAGAGCGTTATAAAGACGAAATTGGTAGAGATCTTGTAATAAATGATTTTAATATTAAAGATGTACAATTAAAATTACCATCCCGTAAGCATTATTGGGCTGCTCGGTTAATTGATGCTAAGATCGCTCATCATAAGTTAATTAAACGTAAGAAGCTACTTAAAGAATCAATAGCAAGACGACTTATTAGCGATGCTCCTGTCAGAATTACACAACAAACAGCAGAAATAGCTGCTGAAAATACAGAAGAGTTACAAAATATTGCTATTGAAATTAAAGATTATGAGTTTGTTATAGAATATCTTGAAAAAGTTGAAAAAATTATGAGTGGAATGGGGTTTGACATCAAAAACATTATTGAAATTCAAAAAATGGAACAACTATGATCGAATTAGGCTATAATAAGTCAACAAATAAGCTCTTAATATGTAGTGATGACAGTTGTACTTTTAATAACCTACGCGAGCATTTTAGTACTGAAAATAAAGGCGCGACTTTCATGCAACGAAAGTTTAAAACGCGTAATGTTAAAATTCCGACGAGAAAATATGTAATTACCCCAACAGGTACGTGTGATATAGGTTTATATTGGGAAATTAGAAAATATTTTATTGAAAAGCAAATTATTTTAAACGTATCTATAACAGATAACCTCAATAAGGCGTTAACTATTGGTGTAAATAGTGAAACATATACTAAGTTTAACTTAAATTTAAGAGACTATCAGGCGGATGTATTAAATAAAGCGTTAAAATTAGGCTGGGGCACATGCGTTCTCGGGACAGGTGCCGGTAAAACGCTAACAACAGCCGCTCTTATTGAAAATTACTATCGTAATAGTAATAACAAAAGTACATTTAAATGTATTATGCTTGTACCTGATCTAGGATTAGTAACGCAAACATATAATGAGTTTATTGCATGTGGTATTTCTTACAGTTTGACCATGTGGACTGGCTCTACTAAGCCGGATCTTACTGCTAATGTTATTATTTGTAATATTGGTATATTACAAGCTCGATTTACTGAATCAGAATGGGTAAAATATATTGATTTACTTGTAATAGATGAGTGTCACAAGATAAAATCAGACAATAAAATTAGTAAAATCATCTCAAAAATTAAAACTAGGCACCGGTATGGCTTTACTGGTACACTTCCAGATAATAACGAAGATAAATGGTTTATTATTGGTAGGTTAGGACCCGTATTATATGAAAAAACAAGTGCAGAACTACGTAATGAAAGCTTTTTAACAAATGTTGAGGTTAAAATACTTAATATTAACCACGGAAACGTGCAAATTCCACGTCTATCTGATAGTGCTTATAGAAATGAGCTTGATTTTATATACGAAAGTGTAAAAAGAAACGAATTAATATCAAAATTATGCCTTAGACTAGTAAATAACACACTAATTCTTGTTAATCATATTAAACACGGTGAGATTTTATATGATCTACTTGCTAGAACCTGTACGAGCAAGCAAATATACTTTATTCGTGGTGAAATTGAGGTTGAAGAACGTGAAAACATTAAAAAAATCATGGAAAGTGATAATAATGTAGTGTGTATTGCTATTAGTGCCATATTCTCCACAGGAGTTAACATAAAAAACCTTCATAACATTGTTTTTGCGGCAGGAGGTAAGTCTTTTATACGAACCGTACAGTCAATTGGTCGTGGACTACGATTACACGCTAATAAAACACGGCTAATTATTATAGATCTTTGTGATCTTTTACATTATGGTGAAAAGCATTGCGAAAAGCGTATAGAAATCTATAAAAAAGAAAAAATAAGTTATTCTATAAAAAATATAGATATATGTTGATATATATAATAAGGTTAATATAATGTTTATATGTCCAAAGCTGAATATTATATAAGTCCGAAGGAATTTAAAGAATCTTTAAAAAGATTCTATGATTCTGATATACTTACCGATGATTTAGCGGAGAATGTAAAAAAAATCGCGTACGGTTTAAGCTATAATAGTAATTTCATTAATTATACCTACAAAGATGACATGATAGGTGACGCTCTTATAAAGATGTATTCAGCTTTATCGCGTAAAAAATATAGTTTTGATACAGAATCTAACCCTTTTTCGTATTTTACTACAATCGCCTTTAATGCCTTTATTAATCGTATTAAAAAAGAAAAAAGACATCATGAAGCTGAAAGAAGCTATAAGGAAAAGGTATATGAGGATATTATGACAGATCCGGAACACGGTGGAGGATATATCTATATTAAACCTATTTACGATGAAGATGGTGAATCATATGATCAAGATTAATAAGCCTAAAATAGGTATTATATCAGACCTGCATTTAGGTGTACATACTAACAGTACACAGTGGCATGATATTGCTATTAAGTGGGCTAATTGGCTTGTAAGTGAGTTTAAACGGCAGAATATTAAAGATATTATATTCTGTGGCGATTGGCACCACAATCGTAGTGAGATCTCAGTAAATACACTACAAGTATCAGCAGATATACTGGATATATTTAAGGATTTTAACCTTATTGCTATAACAGGTAATCACGATGTATATTACAAGCATAGAACCGATGTAAACTCGTTATCCATCTTTAAAACAAGGGATAATGTAACTATTTACGATAAAGTCGTAACACTAACTGCGTTTGATCGGACCCTAACACTATGTCCGTGGAACACAAGTATAGCTGATATACCTAAGAGTGATATAATCATAGGTCATTTTGAAATTGAGACGTTTAAAATGAATGCTTATAAGGTATGCGAAGAAGGAATGCGTATAAAGGATTTATTACAGCGTAGTAATTTAATTATATCAGGTCACTTTCATATGAGACATGAAAAAAAGTTTGGTGCTGGCACGATTCTCTATGTGGGTAACCCGTTTCAGATGGATTTTGGTGATGCTGATAATAAAAAGGGATATTATATACTAGATCTAGATACCCTTGAGTATAATTTTACCGAAAATACTATATCTCCGCTATATATTAAACTTAATTTAAGTGAATTAATTAGTTATAATACTATAACTAACGAATTAAAGGATTTACTAAAAAATAATATAGTTAAGCTAAAGATTGATCGCAATATCTCACAGGAAGACCTATGTATATTGACAACTAAGCTCAATCAACTACAACCTCAGACATTATCTGTTGATTATGATATTAATTACAATAAAATATCTAACGATAGTGGTGAGAAGGACTTATCAGGTATTGATATATCACAAGCAATTGAAGAATTTGTTAATTTACTTGAAATAGGTAATAAAAAAGAGGTGTTGAACTATACTGTCGAGCTGTATAATAAATGTATTGTATGAAAACTGTAAATTTTACTAAAATAACTATACAAAACTTTCTTTCTGTAGGAGAAGAACCAGTAATTGTTAATTTTAAGCGTGGCTTACATGTAATTACAGGTAGAAATATAGATAAACCTGATAGAAAAAATGCTGTTGGTAAGTCTACTGTGGCAGATGCACTATATTTTGCTATATTTGGTGAAACATTACGTGAAATTAAAAAGGAACTTATTATTAATAACATTACTGGTGGTAAAACTCAAGTAGAGCTTGAATTTAATGTTGACTCGCCTCGCGGTAATAATAAATTTCATGTTATTCGTACCCTTTCACCTACAAAAATACAAGTTTATAAGGATGGTGTTGATAAAACACGTGATAGTATAGCTAATACAACAAAATATATATGTGATGTGCTCAGCGCGTCACCTGCTGTTTTTCAAAACTGCGTTATTATGACTGTTAATAATGCAGTACCATTTATGGCTAAGAATAAAACGGAAAAACGCCGGTTTATTGAGGATATATTCGGTATGGAGGTGTTTAGTAAAATGATCTCCATACTAAGAGCTGAGTATAATGATATTAAAAAAGAATTCGATGTTCAAAACACTAAGCTAGAAGAAGTGACAACATCACTAACAAGCTATAACTCGCAAAAAGAGCGTAGTTTAAATAAAAAACAAGAAAAGCGTACGCTTTATCTCGAAAGACAACTCAACAACAGTCAGGAGATTGATGATCTGACAGAAAAAGTTAGTAAAATGTCAGATAGTGTCGAGATTAATAAGTTTAAGCAGCAAATATCTAATTTAGATGATAAATTATTAACATGTGAGGATAGCTTAACGCTTCTTATTGAAGAAAGTACTACACAAAAAGCTATTCTTAGTCATAAAAAGGAACACTACACTAATATTGGTACTAGTGAATCAAAATGTCCAGTATGCTTACGTTCTATTGAGGAACACGATAAAGAAACAATTGATCTAGAAAAAAATATATTAAAAAACGAAATTGTTCAAATTGCAGCGGATGTTAAAACTTTACTAACCAAGATTCAGGAATCAAAAGATCATAAAGAAAAAATTAAGAATCTTATACAACATACAACAAGCTCACTTAATAATGCCAACCTCCAACTACTAACTAAGAAAAATCTCTTGGACAATATCGATAAACTTGTTATGTGGCAGACAGAACTTGAAATTGATATTGTATCACTTAATAATGATGTAGGTGAATTTGATGAGTTGATTACTTCTACGGAAGCTAGGTTTAATGAACTAACTAACACTGTAGCTAATATTTCCAAACAACTTAGTAAGCTTGACATTGTAAAATTTATTGTATCGGAAGAGGGAGTTAAGTCATATATTGTAAATAAGCTGCTTGAACTTCTTAATAATAAGTTATATTTCTATCTTAAGAAATTAGATTCGAACTCTACTTGCGTTTTTAATGAATATTTTGAGGAGGAAATCGTAAATGATAAGAATAAAATTTGCTCCTACTTTAATTTCTCCGGCGCTGAACGTAAATCCATAGATCTCGCGTGTTTATTTGCTTTTTCTGATATTAGACGGTTGCAAGGCGGTGTAAGTTATAATATTGCTATATATGATGAGTTGTTTGACTCGTCATTTGATGATAAAGGTATAGAGATTATTACAGAAATACTACGTGAGCGTGTTGAATCTCTTAAAGAATGCACTATTGTTATCTCGCATAGAAAAGAATCTCTTAAAGCCGTTACAGGTGATATTATTTTCTTAGAAAAGAAGAATGGTATAACAAGACGAGTAGAGTATTCAGAAGATTAATGTAAATACAATCAGATGTACGTTCTACCCTTTGTTAATCCGTTTGTAAGCGCTATAGTTCAACCTATTGCTAATAATATTATAACTCCTGCCGCAAAAAATACACAACCTAGAGAGCTATCACTGCCGCGTTATGTTAATTATATCGCTGATTATTCAGGTTGTGGTTTTTGGAGAATTTTATGGCCAGAAGTTCTTATTAACTCACGTGGAATAGGCTGCTCATCATCTTTAACGGCGATGGTATTTGATCCGCGGTGGTATGC